GTTTCCCAGTCACGATCAGCGGCGGTTTATTCAATGGGCCCCTCGCGGCTCCGGAACAGGCGCACCCATTGCCATGTTTGACACAGAGGGGGAATGTCCAAAGGTCGAACGCAGCAAAGATGACAACAAAGATTATGTTGTCGGTGGGGACGGCTCTTACATAGAAGAGACGCACCAGCATTTTGTGCTTCTTGTAAATGAAGACGGGTCTGCTGAAACAGCCTTAATTGCTATGAAATCTACAGCGTTAAAGAAAAGCCGTAAATGGAATAGCATGATTGCCTCTGCCACAGTTCACGGCAAAAACGGACCTTTCACTCCACCACGCTATGGTTTTGTCTACAAGGCAAAGACTGTTATGGAGGAAAATAGCAAAGGCAGTTGGCACAACTGGGAAATGGTGCGTGAAAAGCAAGTGAATGAGGCAACCCTATACAAAAGGGCCAAAGAATTCGCTGCAAGTATTCGCAGCGGAGATGTGGTTGTTAAACACCAAAACGATGACGGACAGGAAAAATCAAACGAAGTGCCGTTTTAATTTAACGGGCGGCGAAAGCCGCCCACCTTTTTTGAGGTTCCAATGTCCGTTCAACAATTTTCTGCCATCTTCGATGGTTTGGAAGAGGCGTATGGCACTTATCGAATAGATAAAACACAAGCCAACGGCAAAAATACAGGTAAAGCACAAATCGTCCGCGAACCACGGACCGCGAAGCTATGGCGTGAGCATCTTTCCGGCAACGGGGCCTCTATGGGGATAATACCCATAAATGCGGAAAACAAATGCAAGTGGGGTTGCGTAGACGTTGATCAGTATCCTCTTGACCACAAGTTATTGGTGGAGAAGATCAGACGCTTAAAGCTTCCCATGGTGGTTTGCCGTTCGAAATCCGGCGGCGCACATTGTTTTTTGTTTGTTACAGATTGGGTAGAGGCCGCAGATATGCAGAAGGCGCTCCAAAATGTTGCGGCGGCGTTGGGTTACGGGGGAAGTGAAATCTTTCCAAAGCAGGTGAAACTGCATTTAGATCGCGGGGATGTGGGGAACTTTCTTAATCTACCGTATTATGACGCGGAGGAGGGCCTACGGTACGCCATTCTGGATGATGGCACTTCTGCCACCCTTGAAGAGTTTTTTGCACTGTACGAGGCGCATAAGCAGACTACGGAGCAAGTGATTGGTTTACAGGTCACAAAGGATAGTGGCACAGACGCTTTTTTTGATGGGCCCCCGTGCCTTCAAGCATTAGCGCGGCTGAAAATATCAGAAGGCGGACGTAACAACGGCTTGTTTAACGTTGGCGTTTATCTGCGCAAGGCGCATCCTGATACGTGGGAAACAGAAATACTTAGATACAATAATGACTTTTTCGATCCGCCGTTGCCATTAAACGAGGTCAACAGGGTTGCAAAACAGGTGCAGCGGAAAGACTACGCTTACAAGTGTAATGACGCACCGATCAACGCATACTGCAACAAGGATTTATGTCGAACACAAAAGTTTGGGGTTGGTGCGGGAATCTCCGGAGCGTCTGTTGGTAATTTAAGAAAGTATAATTCAATCCCGCCTGTCTGGTTCTTGGATGTCAATGGAGAGCCGCTGGAATTGGATACTGACGCTTTGATGAACCAAACGGCCTTCCAACGGGCTTGTACCGAGCAACTTAACATGATGCCCCATACAGTTGCAAAAAACCAATGGGAGGGGCGGATTAGTGCGCTGTTGCGCGAGATGACTGAAAACGAAAGCGCAATCGTAGAAGTCGCAGAAGACGCAAGCATTAACGGACAGTTTTACGACTACCTTGAAGAGTTTTGCGTGTTGCTTCAAACCGCACAAGACAAAGAAGAAATCTTACTTCGCCGCCCGTGGACAGATGACGAAACGCAGACAACTTATTTTAGGCTCAAAGATTTTGAAGCTTTCCTAAAAAAGAACAAATTCTTTGAATTTAAAGCACATAAGATGGCGCAGCGATTGAGGGACATACACGGGGAAAGCATGTTGTTGAAAATAAAAGGCAGACCTGTGCGTGTATGGAAAATACCCGCCTTCGAAAGCGGCGATGTTGAACTAGCCACTCCAATATTTTCCAAAAAAGGGGAGTCCCCCTTCTGATGTTTAGAATATTTGGACCGCCGGGAACGGGCAAAACAACAACACTACTTAATATGGTAGACAAGGCCCTTGCGAACGGAACACCGCCCCAAACCATAGGGTTCTTGGCGTTTACTCGCAAAGCCGCTAACGAGGCAAAAGAACGCGCCGCGGAACGTTTTCGTCTCGACCCAAAGAAAGACCTACAATACTTTCGCACCCTACACAGCTTCGCCCTTACTCTATCTGGTATACGGCCAGAACAAATTATGCAGCCCGAACACTATGCCGAACTAAGCCAAGCCATGGGCATACATTTGGTTACAGGAAGAAACAATCCGATAGAAGATGATATGCCGGACTTGGTTAAAGCCAGTGATCCTATTCTCAGCCTCATCAATCTGGCACGGCTGCGTAAAGTCCCCTTGCGTAAGCAATACAACGTCAGTTCAGTTCAATTCGATTGGAACACCGTCAACCATGTGGATCGTTGCCTGAGAGCATACAAACACGAAAGCGCCCTCTTTGATTTTACAGACATGCTTCAAACGTTTATTGACAAGGGCCATGAGTTTTGTCCCCGCTTTAACCTATGTTTTCTGGACGAAGCGCAAGACCTCTCCCCCATGCAATGGGACATTGCTCACCTGATAGAGGATAAAACCCAGCAAATGTATTGCGCAGGAGACGATGATCAAGCCATCTACAAATGGGCGGGCGCAGACGTTGAACACTTCCTTGGCCTTGACGGTGGATCAGAAACCCTTCAACAATCCTACCGAATACCTGCCGCAGTTCACGCCGTGGCTGAAACCATAGCCAAGCGCATACATAACCGCTATCCTAAAATATACAAACCTAAACAAGAACGTGGATGTTGCGCCCGTATAGCTCACGTGGCAGAGTTGGATATGAGCGAAGGCTCGTGGCTGATTCTTGCCCAAGCCGGATATCAACTGCAACCCGTAGCAGCGGACTTGAGGTCCTTTGGACACTTGTACGAATACCGTGGATCACGGTCCATAAATCAAAAACTAAGTGATGCGGTTAACGGGTGGACCGATTTACAAAAAGCTAGAGAAGTTTCGATAGATACTGTAAGAAACATCTATAGCTATATGTCTACAGGAAAACGTATAGCACGGGGCTACAAAAAACTAACAGGCATACCAGACGATGAACTGGTGAACATTGATGATCTACAACTTAGACACGGCCTTATCGCCACAAAAGATATGATTTGGTCAGAGGCCATGGACCGAATCGCAGCAAAAGACAGGGCATACATTACGGCACTGTTGCGCAGAGGCGAAAAATTTAACGGAACACCCCGCATATCAGTGTCCACGATCCACGGGTCAAAGGGCGGTGAGGCCGATAACGTTGTGTTGTTCACAGATTTGTCGCCCGCAGCGGATAGCACTATGCGTATTGCGCCAGATGACATTCACCGCGTTTTCTATGTTGGCGTAACTCGTACAAGGAAAAACTTGTATCTTGTAGAGCCAGAGGACGCTACAAGGAGCTATGACGTATGAAACGTGACGAGATACTCAAGCAAGCAGGGAAACTTATCAACGGGGACCGCAACAAAGATTACGGCGATGCAAAACAGAATTTTCAAGATATTGCTGATCTCTGGTCCGTATTCCTTGGCACTAAAGTAACGCGGGAGCAAGTCGCCGTTTGCATGATTTTGATGAAATGTTCTCGTTTAATGAAATCTAATCACATGGATGGCTGGGTAGACATTTGTGGCTACGCTGCGTTAGGCGGCGAAAAATGAACTGCTGGCATTGCAACACTAAATTAATCTGGGGAGGTGATCACGATTGTGAGGAAGATAGCGAGTTTTCAATGGAAACAAACTTGTCTTGCCCGCATTGTGAAAGCTTTGTCTTAGTCTATTACAAGGAACCAAAAGATGACCCTACAGATGGCGATGTTCCCACCCAATAGCGAATGGGTTCCTCCAAGCGAACTCCCGAACATCACTGGCGCTAAAAAAATAGCAATAGATGTAGAAACCAAAGACCCGAACCTCAAAACGTCCGGACCCGGCTGGGCTACCGGAGATGGCGAAGTCGTGGGCTATGCCGTTGCCACAGAAGATTGGAAGGGTTACATACCCATTCGACACTTCGGCGGCGGTAACATTTGCGAAAAACAAGCCAACCGCTGGCTCAAAAAAGTATTCGAGTGTCCCGCGGACAAAATCATGCACAACGCACAATATGATGCAGGCTGGGCACGGCGCATGGGCTTTACCATAAATGGCAAAATTATCGACACCATGGTAATCGCATCCCTGCTGGACGAAAACAGATTTAGCTACACGCTCAACTCCCTGTCCTACGACTACTTAGGTAAGGTCAAATCCGAAAAGCAACTAATCGAAGCTGCAAAAGCCTTCGGCGTAGACCCCAAAGCAGAAATGTGGAAACTGCCCGCCATGTTTGTAGGACCCTACGCCGAAGCAGATGCCGAACTGGCCCTCAACCTATATAACTACTTCTCCATCGAAGTGGCAAAAGACGGCCTGACAGATATCGTAGATGTTGAAACACGCCTCCTGCCCTGCCTCCTCGACATGACATGGCGCGGAGTTCGCGTGGATATGGATCGCGCCGAACGGACCAGAAACCAACTTCTCAAACGAGAAAAAGAAGTTCTTAAAAAAATAAAAAGCATTACAGGGTTCAATGTGGAAATATGGGCGGCACAGTCCATAGCAAGAGCTTTTGATGAAGCGTCCCTGCCCTACGAAAAGACAGAAAAAGGTCAACCCTCCTTCACTAAAGGATTTCTGTCCGACCATCCGCACGAACTGGCGCAGCTTATCGTACAAGCCCGCAACCTAAACAAAACATCCGGTACGTTTATCAACACCATCCTCAAACATTGTAGGTCAGACGGGCGCATCCACGCACACATAAATCAAATCCGATCAGATGATGGCGGCACCGTCTCCGGACGCATATCCATGAACCACCCCAACTTACAACAAATACCCGCCCGTGACCCCGAATTAGGACCCATGATCCGAAGCCTGTTTCTACCAGAAGAAGGTGACCAATGGGCCGCTATAGACTTCTCGCAACAAGAACCACGCATCTTGGTTCACTACGCTCACCTGTTTGGAGAGCAGCGAGAGCGTCCGCTCAAAGGTGCCAAGGAATTCGTAAACAGCTACAACGAAGATAGTACCACAGACTTTCACACAATGGTCGCAGAAATGGCACAGATACCACGGAAACAGGCTAAGACCATCAACCTTGGCATGATGTACGGCATGGGCGTAAACAAACTTGCAACCCAGCTAGACATTCCAGTTGATGAAGCTAAAGAAATCGTGGGCCAGTATCACGAGCGGGTGCCGTTCGTTAAAGCTTTGATGAACGGCGTAATGAACCGACTTAACGAAAAAGATAGCCGCGGTGCCCTACGCTCCCTGCTGGGCAGAAAGCTACGCTTTAATCTGTGGGAGCCCGACAGTTTCGAAATGAATAAGGCCTTACCCTACGAAGATGCCGTCAAAACTTATGGCGATACCACGCGTTTAAAAAGAGCTTACACATACAAAGCTCTCAATAGACTAATCCAAGCGTCCGCCGCAGATATGACAAAAAAAGCCATGGTAAACATCTACGAAAGCGGGCAATTGCCGCTTGTGCAAATACACGATGAAATCGCCATGTCTGTTAAAAATAAAGAAGATGCAAAAAAGGTTGCCAAGATCATGGAAGATGCTATACCCTTGTCCGTGCCTAGTCTCTGTGATATTGAAGTCGGCCCAAGTTGGGGCGAAGCTATCTAAGAGATTTCGTGCCGCTCAACAGGTTGATTGACCTCGACCAAACTCCCGTCAGTTTTCCCTTAACTGACGGGTTTTTTCCTTGCTCTTTCGCATAACATCCTATATTGTTTTACAAAGCTAGAGAGGTTCACATATGGATACCGATAAATGGAAGAGTGTTCTCGTTCCGATAGAAGTTTATAAAGAGATAAAACAAATTGCGCAGGCCGAAGGCCGCACGATTAGCGGACAATTGCGGATTATTTTTGAAAAATACAAGCGCGAGCAAGAAAAAGCTTGACCTATTATATAATCTCATATATTCGGAGCGTACCTCATAAAGATATTGGAAGCGCCCTGAAGTTTACTTTGGGGCGTTTTCATGTCTGAAAAAGATGATTACATCACGGCCCTTCGGGCCACAAACAATCTTATAGATGAACTTATGGAAGATGATCTGGACGCTGGGGCCTCATACACGGGCATCGTAACAGCCGTCATTTACCGTCTAATACTTGGAAGCGATGCCAAACAAGATGTTGTCGGAATTATAGGTGCCTCAATGGCCTCCGCCGCGGCTCATATTGAAATGAAAGATGAGTTTTTAACAGATATTCACTAAACAATCTTATTTTACTGTTGACATTACTATACAATCGCATATTCTCTTATATACAACGCTAACATAGGAGAAATAAAATGCGTAATGTAAGAGTACACTTTGAGGGTATCGCACCCTACAGCCAATCTAAAATGCACGAAGCT